AGATCAGGAAGTCAAATCCAAAGGCGAGGAAATCATTCAGGGCGAGACACAACTGTGCCAACCCGGGATCAAAGACCAAGGCCAGATACTGGTCATGCAGGAAGTGGTAACATGCGTATCACTGAGGTCGTAGGGATCACGGAGGCCGAGTTCGAGCAACTGGCCGAGAAGAAGGACGCCTGCTATCACAAAGTGAAATCAAGATACAAGGTATGGCCAAGTGCCTACGCCAGTGGTGCACTGGTGCAGTGCCGTAAAAAGGGCGCGGCCAACTGGGGTAACAAGAGCAAGAAATAATGAGCAGTTGTTGTACACGAGAACGTAAAAAGAAAGATTATCTTTTCATGCCAATGGCAGTTGGAATTGCCTTTGTTGGCCTAGGTGTACTATTAACAATAGAAATCAGCATCGCTCACGCACTGGGACTAATTTAATGAGGATCACAGACGTAATCACAGAGAAATGTTGGAAGGGGTACGAGAAGAAGGGCATGAAGACCATGTTCGGCAAGCGTGTGCCCAACTGCGTGAAACGTGAGGACATCGACTTCTGTGTGAACTGTGGCGACATCATAGTGGCAGAGTCATTAAACGAAGACCTCAAGAAATGGTTCAAGCAGAAATGGGTGAGATTCGGCCCCAAGGGCAAGATCCGTGGAGCATGCGGAGGTAAGAGCAAGGGCGAGGGCAAGCCAAAATGTTTACCAGCCAAGAAGGCCTACGCACTGGGCAAGAAAGGCCGGGCATCAGCGGCACAGAGAAAGAGAAGACAGGATCCCAATCCGGACCGACGTGGTAAAGCCAAAAACGTGGCCACCAAGAAAAAATAGTTTACAGCGCCTATCCACATATCATATAATAGTAGCATCTATGAATAAAGAATTTTCATTTGCACACGAAATTGGTGGTTTCGATAATCACATAAGAGAATCGATCAGGGGGTATGATCACCTGTTGGACGACGTAATCAACCTGTCGCAGTATTTCGTTGACGCACAGACCAACGTGGTTGACATTGGTTGTTCCACAGGAAACCTGCTCGAGTCCATCATTGTAAAAAATCAAGTGGATGCTACCTACCTAGGGATAGAGATCGAACAGGCCTTCCAGAAGGACCTCGAAGAAAGACGCAACAAAATAATCCATAAATACCCCGGCTGTGACATACAAACACTTAACGACGACGTAAGGAATTACCAATTTGCCAATTGCTCATTGATTACATCTTTGTTCACGTTGCAGTTCATGCCAACCAAGGATCGTTACAATGTGATAAGGAACATATACAATGGACTCAACAAGGGAGGAGCATTCATTTTCTCTGAAAAGATAATGTGTTCTGATTCAAGATTCCAGGAAATGTTCACTTTTAACTTTTATGATTACAAGTCCAAAAAATTCTCCGCTGATGAGATACTAAACAAGGAGAGAGAATTAAGGAACATGTTGAAGCCCAACCAGTGGAATGAGATACAAGAAATGCTACAGAACGCTGGATTCACTAAAATACAGCAATTTTGGATCAATCATGTGTTTGTAGGAGCAATAGCAATTAAAATTTAAAGAAATAAGTTGTAAAATGATTGGTTACATAGTATAATCATAAAAAAAATAGGAGAAACAATGGCAGTAAGAAATTTTAATGACGCTGAGAAACAGAAACTAATACAGATCATCTCACAAGGTTCACAGGTGTTGGGCGAAGTAGAAGATCTCAAGGGTGGTCTCAAGGACACGGTCAAAGCGATAGCGGAAGAACTGGAACTCAAACCAGCATTGATCAACAAGGCGATATCAGTCGCACACAAGGGCAACTACCAGAACATCGCTGACGAGATGGACACGCTGGAGAGCATCTTGAACACGGCCGGCAAACTTTAATGTTAGCGAAAGTCAGATCATTCTGGCTTCGTAGTTTTGAGAGTGACCGTACAGCGTTCTATTTTGAACTGGTCAGTTTCATATTCACTGTAGGGGCCAGCCTCACATTGGCGATATCAGCCAGAGATCCCAACATGCTGATAGTGTATCCAGGATTTCTAGTTGGTGCATTAACACAATGTTACGCATCATACAGGCGTGGTGCCGCATGGGTCATGATTTTGACTTTCTACTTCGCGTGTGTTAATATATTCGGATACGGAGTGGCCGCGGGATGGTGGTAAGATGAGTTACATAGACGCACTATACAAGAAGGACGAGGACAGGATCTACGTGGTGGAGCGTGATCCCAAGAAGGGTCGCATATTCACGGAGTATGATGCCAGGTACGTGTTCTACTACCCAGACGCCCGAGGCAAACACAGGGGTATGACCGGTGAGCCACTACAGCGCGTGGTTTGCCAGACACACAAAGAATTCATAAAAGAGCAACGCATAAGATCAAACAAGCAACTCTATGAACACGACATCAATCCGGTGTTCAGGTGTTTGGAGGAGAACTACTTGGGCAAGGAGACGCCAAAACTGAATGTGATGTTTTTCGACATTGAGGTGGACTTCGATCCAGATCGTGGTTACTCAACGACGGATGATCCGTTCATGCCCATAACTGCCATAAGTTGTTACATGAGCTGGACGGATCAATTGGTCACACTGGCGGTGCCACCCAAGACCATCAGCATGAAAGACGCCGAGGAACTAACAAAGAGATTCGACAACACCATGCTGTTTGAGAAGGAGAAGGACATGCTGGATGCTTTCCTACAACTGGTGGAGGATGCGGACATCTTGTCAGGTTGGAACTCAGAGGGTTATGATATCCCCTACACCGTGGGACGTATACAGAAAGTTTTGAGTGGCGACGACACCCGTAGATTGTGTTTCTGGGGTGAGAAGCCCAAGAAAAGGGTGTTCGAGAAGTATGGTCGAGAGCAGTTGAGTTTTGATCTCGTGGGTCGAGTACACTTGGACTTGCTTGAACTGTACAGGAAATACACCTATGAAGAGCGACACAGTTTTAGATTAGATGCCATAGGTGAACACGAACTGGGTGAGAAGAAGACCGTTTACGAGGGTTCACTAGACAACCTGTACAAGAACGATTTTGGCCTGTTCATAGAATACAACAGGCAAGATACAGCCTTGCTGGCAAAACTTGAGAAGAAATTGAAGTTCATAGAACTGGCCAACGAGATCGCACACCAGAACACCGTGCTACTACAGACAACGATGGGTGCGGTGGCGGTCACGGAACAGGCCATAGTGAACGAAGCACACAGGCGAGGCATGCAGGTGCCAGGCAGGAAGTACAAGAAGGAAGGTGAGGAGAACCAACCTGCCGCTGGCGCATACGTGGCGACCCCGATGAAGGGCATACATGATTGGATCGGTTCTATTGACATCAACTCACTATATCCTAGTGTGATCCGAGCCTTGAACATGGGTCCAGAGACCATCGTGGGGCAGATAAGGCCAGTGATCACATCAGCAGAGATCAACAGGGCCAAGCACGCCAAGAAGTCGTTCGCGGCCGCATGGGACAGCCAGTTTGGATCATGGGAGTACCAGGCAGTGATGAAACAGGACAAGGGCACGGAGATCATAGTGGACTGGGAGGACAAGACCAGTGTGCGTATGAGTGCGGCACAACTGTATGACGTGATATTCGACGGCAACAACAAATGGATGTTGAGTGCCAATGGAACCATATTCACATACGAATACGAGGCCATCATACCAGGTTTGTTGAAACGTTGGTACGCAGAGAGACAGGAAATGCAACAGAAGATGCGTGACTGTGGTGACAACGAGATTGAAAGGGAGTACTGGGACAAGAGACAATTGGTCAAGAAGATTAATTTAAACAGTCTCTATGGAGCGATACTGAACCCAGGCTGTAGGTTCTTTGACATCAGGATAGGTCAGAGTGTGACACTCACAGGTAGATGTATCACTAGGCACATGGCCAGCAAGGTCAACGAGATCGTGGCGGGCAAGTACGATCACAAGGGCGAGAGCGTGGTGTACGGTGACACGGACTCGGTGTATTTCACAGCACACAAGACACTGAAAAAAGAGATCGACGAAGGCGTCATACCATGGACCAAAGAGTCAGTGGTCGCGCTGTACGACAAGATCGCGGACGAAGTCAACGGATCATTCAAATCATTCATGACCCGGGCATTCCATTGTCCAGGCACGCGTGGCGAGGTCATAGCGGCGGGCAGGGAACTGGTGGCCAGCAAAGGCCTGTTCATAACCAAGAAGAGGTACGCGGTGCTGTACTACGACAAGGAAGGCAAACGCGTGGACACGGAAGGCAAGGCGGGCAAGGTCAAGGCCATGGGTCTAGACCTAAAGAGATCAGACACACCGGTATTCGTACAAGACTTCCTGAGTGACTTGTTGTACATGGTGCTGACTGGCAACACAGAAGTAGAAGTGCTTGAGAAAATAAGTGAATTCAGGGCAGAATTCAAGTCAAGACCGGGTTGGGAGAAAGGGTCTCCAAAACGGGCCAACAACATGACCAAGTACACGGAAGAGGAAAACAAGAAAGGCAAGACCAACATGCCGGGACACGTCAGAGCCAGCATGAACTGGAACAGGTGCCGAGACATGTATGGAGACAAGTATTCAATGCCCATAACGGATGGTGCCAAGGTGATCGTCTGTAAACTGAAATCCAACCCACTCGGTTACACGTCAATAGCATATCCTGTAGACGAACTGCGCATACCGGAATGGTTTAAGGAACTGCCGTTCGACGGTGAAGCGATGGAGAGCACAATACTTGACCAGAAGATAGATAATCTAATCGGAGTACTGGGGTGGGACGTGCAGTCAACGGAAACCACAAACACATTCAACAAACTGTTCGAATTCTAAATAAACATATGTTAAGCATCGAAGAAATAAAATTGTTAATAGAAAAATTAGAACGAGTCAAGAAAGAGGATCTGCAGAAGCTCATTGATTCAAATCTTAAAATTTTAAAAGATATCGAATTGACCATAGATGCTAATAACAAAGAAGTCATAAACAGGTTGGATAAAACCCCGGAATGGTTTGCAGAAGATGTGGAACGTAAAAAAAAATTTCCTATTGTTGATTCTGCTTTGTATAGACAAATACAGACAAAAATATTTCAGTTCTCTAAAACAAACATCTATAACAGTTTAGAGATCGGACCAGGAGCAGGTATGTTCTCTAAAGAGTTTAGAGCATGGAGATTGAATTTCTTCTTGGATATTTTACCTTCAGTGCAGAACGTGATAAGGAGAAGATTCAATCCCGGACATCAAAAATACCTTAGATTCTATCTGACCAAGAACACTGATTGTTCAAACATTCCACAGGGTAGTTGCAACTTCGTATTCAGTTGGGACACTTTTGTGTTCTTCACGCAACAACACATTCAACAGTACCTTCATGATATTAAAAGAGTTCTAGTGCCTGGAGGATACTGCTTCATACAGTATGCCGACTGCCATTACGATGTGGACCTCACAAACGCTCAACGGGGATATTGGAACTACAACACTAAGACCGCTATGACTAAAATTATAAAAGACGAGGGATATGAAGTGGTAGAGATGAACCAGTTCCGTCCCGGCGCCAATTACGCCATATTCCGAAAACCTGGTAAACAAAATCCCGTGGTGTACAAAGTTTCTGAAATAACGCTTGATTAAAATCTAAATATCATATACAATTAGGGTATTATGATAGACATCTTAAAAGACATCGTTAAACACACGCATGGATTGGGATTCTTGGATCTGGTCAAGATCACTGGGGACGATAAAGAGACAACAATCGACTCAATGGCCGAGGACAGATCTGTGATCCTGCAGGGGTCTTTCCACAAACCACAACCGGAGATGACGGGCACGTTCGGTATGCCACAGATGGGCAAACTGGACATCCACCTGAAATGCCCGGAGTACAAGGAGAAGGCGAACATAACAGTGTTGTCCGGTGAGAGAAACGGCGCAACGGTTCCAACGGGGATCCATTTCGAGAACGAAAAGGGTGACTTCAAGAACGACTACAGGT